CCTAAGTAGACGTATTGCGACAGTATGTCTACTCCTGTTCGTTATATGACAGTTGCCCGTCCGTCCGTGGTCGCCGTCGCCGCCCCGTATAAAAACGCCTAACTACCCTAACCTACAAAGTGTTACCCAAGCGAGCTCTTTGTTTCATTAAATTCCAAATTTTTTTTCGGAAAATTTTTTCACTCTACAGGATCACTTAAAATGTTTGAGCCAAATGAAAACCTTGATGTACAAGTGCATGAGGTAAAAGATAAAAAAGTTGTGATTATCGATAACTTTTACAAAAACCCCGATGAGATTCGACAAAGAATACATGATGAAGGTTTTGCCAATATTAAAGAGAGAGGTTTAGATAGAGAAGAATCTCATGGTTTAATTACTGGTTTACCTGGCGAAAGACTGTTCCTACCCGATAGGGAACCCAAAGATAAATTGCAAGAAACAATTAGAGATCTAGTAGATAAGGTATATGGAGATTATAGAGGTAAGGGAGAAGGTGGTAATTTTGATGATAAGTGGGATAAACTAGGGTTTATGTGTAATATCATAAACACAAAGACCTTAATAGAGTTTCCTGGTGGAATCGTGCCCCATCAAGATTATTACAGTCATGAAAGTTGGATTGATAATAATTCATTCGGTGCTGTATGTTATATGAATACACCTGAAGAATGTGCTGGTGGTACAAGTTTTTATTCTTTTAATGGTCAAGTAAGTATAGAGATAAGAGATGATTTTGGTATACCAACACCATTAAAACACTGGCAGATAACAAGAGAAGAAGGATTTAATCATATTAATGAATCTATTCATAATGATGTACCACCGTGGAAGGAAGAGTTTCATGCAGAGATGAAATATAATAGATTTGTATTATACAATGCAGATCTATTACATTCTCAACGTATAGATCTTGATATGTTTAAGGATTATAATAGAATAAATCAAGTATTCTTTATGTAAAAATGCTTATAGTAAACAGTTGCGAATAAATCGCAATTGATATATAATGGAAAAACAGAATATATTAGAATGCGTAGAACACCTGAAGACTTAAAATCACAGATTGAAGTTGATACAGTGACAGGGGAATACTATCTAAAAATACCTGAATGGATTATAAATGATCAAAGTTGGTATGAAGATACCATAATAAGTTTTAAAACAGATGGTAGTGAAATTATTATTAGTGAAGATTAATGAATGTAAGTTATTATGATGAAAAATTTCCATATCTTGTAATTGATGAAATGTTTGATCCATTAGAAATGGATTTGATATGGGAAGAATTAGATTTCCTTTGTTACGATGATAAGTTATTAGATCCTATACAAGGAGGATCTGCAGAAGAGAATGGAGTAATCTTAAAAAATAATAAGACTATCTTTTTAGATGAAACATATACTAAACCAACATTTTCTAACATATTGTCTGTAAACCCAAAGGTACAGCAACTTATGTTAGATGTAAGAATGGCAGAGAGAAGTAATAAAGATTTCTCTTGGTATTATTCTAATTTAATTGTGAATGATTATAATACAATGATATCATATTATGAGAATGCAGAAGAATATAAAAGTCATATAGATGAAGGGTTTATTACTGCACTTACATGGTTCTATAGAGAACCAAAGAAATTTACTGGTGGTGATTTACACTTTGATACCTATGATAAGACAATAGAAGTAAAACATAATAGAACTGCTATATTTCCTGCTTTTATAAGGCATTCTGTAGATGAAGTTAAAATGAAGAATACTGATACAGGTAAAAAGAATGGAAGATGGTGTATGGCACAGTTTTTTGGATTTGATGGGTCTAAGGGGTTTATAAAATGAACAAGTATTATCACATTTATTATAAAGATAAGTGTATCTTTAAGTTACTTACTGAAGATGAATTTGATTTCATTTGGAATAGAATGAATATGGAGTATAATAGTGATTACATAGAGTCAATTGAGATGTTAGAAGCAGATGAATCTGAGTTATATGGAGATGCATCATATTAATGGAAAAGCAAGTTATAGACGACTTTTTAGATGAAGAGTATTTTAATGAACTACGAGATCTCGTTATGGGTTCTGGTTTCATGTGGATGTATCAAGATGCTGTAGGTACTCATGCAGACGATAGAGTTGGTGAATTTTATTTTGTTCACAGTCTCTATAATGGCACTCAGTGTGAAAAGGAAAGTCCGATGTTTAATAAAATAGTGCCGTTATTAAATGCTCTTGATATGAAGTCGTTAGTTCGTGCCCGATTCTTGATGTATGTGAATCAAGGTAAGCAAGTTGTGCACGAATCTCATCAAGATACTTTATTTCCACACAATGCTGCTTTATTATATCTGAATACCAATGACGGATATACAGGTTTTGATGATGGTACAAAGGTTCAGAGTGTTGCAAACCGTCTTGTAGTGTTTGATGGTACTCAATGGCATCACAGCACAACGTGTACGGACGAAAAAACTCGTTGTGTAATTGCAGTAAATTATTTCTAATGGTATAATACTATGAAAATACGGGAACGCACCTCGATGGGAAAAGGATTTGGAGAAAAATCGCAATTGCTCGTAAATGATAAGGGGCACGTAGTACCTCGGTCTATAGTGGATGAGGAATATGTTCCACCAGAATCCAAATTAGTTGAGGGTACGAAACCAAAAAAAGACGAAGCAGAAACATTTATTAGAGCATATGATAATATTTTACCCGAAGAATCATTAGACTTTATTATTAACCTAATAGAGGAACGTCCACAGTGGGTAGAACGTATTGAAGACCAAAAGAGTGATCACCAGTTCTTAATGGATCCGTTCTTTAGAGATGTCTGTAACGAAATCTCTGAATTATTAGTTAATAAGTGCCTTAAAAAGTATGTTAAAGAGTTTCCTACCATGAAAGGTCTGAAATGGATGAGTGGGGCAACGATTTTACAGAAAACTGAACCAACCCAAGGTTATCATATGTTCCATTGTGAAAATATGGAGTGGGATGCCAAGGAAAGAGTGCTTGCATGGATGATTTACCTTAATGATATTGAAGAAGGTGGAGAAACAGAGTTCTTATATCAGAGTATGAGAATTAAACCTGTAAAGAATACTGCCTTAATATGGCCTGCTGGTTTTACACATACACATAGGGGAAACCCACCCTTAAAAGAGACAAAATACGTACTAACTGGGTGGTTAACCCCCTGTAATAACATAAGAGTATACAAAGATTCGTAGTTGACATAATATACATAATCGAGTATGATGTAAGAGTAATTTACGTAGATTATGGCAAAAGGATTTACAGTTAAAGCTAAATCTCCTGTTGTAGCAAAGAAACCCGAATGGGACTATGATGCTGCAAGAGAAATGGTAAAGGGGAAAACAATAGTTTTCTGCCTCCCTGGTAGAGGGGTTTCATTCACATTCTTAAAAGCATTTGTCCAATTGTGTTTTGACATAGTTCAAGCTGGTGGTTCTATCCAAATCAGTCAAGACTATTCATCAATGGTTAACTTTGCACGTTGTAAGTGCTTAGGTGCAAATGTATTAAGAGGACCAGATCAATTACCTTGGGATGGTCAATTAAAGTATGATATGCAGTTATGGATCGATAGTGATATTGTATTCAATTCTGATAAGTTCTGGCAGGTTGTCCTAATGGATAAGGATCTTGCTGCTGGTTGGTATTGTACTGAAGATGGTAAGACAACATCAGTTGCTCATTGGTTAGAAGAAGATGATTTCCGCACTAATGGTGGGGTAATGAATCATGAAACTATTGAAAGTATTAGTAAGAGAAAGAAACCTTTTACTGTTGATTATACTGGATTTGGTTGGTTATTAATTAAGAAGGGTGTATTTGAGCATCAAGAGATGAAATATCCTTGGTTTGCACCTAAAATGCAGGTATTTGAGTCTGGTGAGGTTCAAGATATGTGTGGAGAAGATGTTTCTTTCTGTTTAGATGCAAAAGAAGCAGGTTTTGAGATCTGGTGCGATCCTCGTGTTCGTGTAGGACATGAAAAAACAAGAGTTATATAACATCTATGAAGGTGAGAAGATTCTCTTTGAGAACCTCACCCAAGATGAATATTTTAACGCAATGGAAGACCTTGCCTATGAGTTCTATGATAATGGATCTCATAATCCAGAAGGTCTAAGAACTGAAATTATTATTAAGGAGGATTAATGGCAGCAAAAACCAAAACAGGTGTATGGGGAAGTATTGAATTAGAATCAACACCCAAAAAAACAATCCAAGGCAGAGGAAAACATACAAAATACTCTGCAACCTCTAGAAATAAAGCAAAAAAGCGTTATAGAGGTCAAGGAAAATAGGAAAAACCGCCCGAAAGGGCGTTTTTTTGTGTCTAATATAAAATTTTATATTTCATGCCTAAATAAAAAAAGAAAATAGTACTAAATATAGTCTTTTAATGGCAAGTGTACGTAAATCAAGAAGTTTTAAGGACATCAGTTTCTCTTTCTTACCTCATCCTGTAACAAAGGACTTACCAGTTCTGGTGAATGAACGTGCAATTATAAGGTCAGTAAGAAATTTAGTAGAAACAATTCCTACTGAAAGGTTTTTTAATTCATTAATTGGTACTGATATTAGAGGCAGTCTCTTTGAGAACTTCACTCCTTCAATATCCTCTATTATTGAAACCCAAATAATGGAAACTTTAACTAATTATGAACCTAGAATTGAAAATATTAATGTAGTAGTAGATCCCTATTTTGATAGGAATGCATTTGAGGTTACAATATTTTTTGATGTTTCTGGATTAGCTATACCTACACAAGAATTTACATTTTTATTAGAACCAACGAGATAATATGTCTTCCTTCACGCACTTTTCAACTCTAGATTTTGATCAGATTAAAGCTCAGATAAGAGATTATCTTCGGGCAAATTCTAAGTTTTCGGATTTTGATTTTGAGGGATCTAACTTTTCAATTCTAATTGATACGTTAGCATATAATACCTATATTAATTCATTTAATGCAAATTTAGTTGCTAATGAATCTTTCTTAGATTCTGCAACTGTTAGAGAGAATGTCGTATCATTAGCACGTAATATTGGTTATATACCACGCTCTAGATCTGCTGCACAGGCGTTAATTTACTTTGAGGTAGTATATGAGGGTGAACCCACTTCAGCGACTGATTTTACGGTTATAGAGCAGAAGAAATTAGAGAGAATATACTTAAAACCAGGTTTAGTTTGTATTGGTAATACTGACGACTCTACATATAGATTTTCAATTACAGAACCAATAAGTGCAGCATTAGTTTATGATAAGACTTTAACTGATTCTATAGCATCTGGTAATAACATTTATAAAGCAACTTTTGGGATAGATGCTAATACTGGTATAGAAGTCTATCAAGGTACAGTATTAGAAAGAACTTTCCGTGTTACTACTACTCAAGATCAAAGATTTATTTTAGGCAATCCAAATATTGATACATCTAGTATCACAACTTATGTTTCTCCCAATAGAACAACTACTATTGGTAGACAATTTGCTATGGTTGATAATATTTTAAATATTGATAAAAACTCTGAAATATTCTTCTTACAAGAAATACAGGATGAAAAGTATGAAATATTATTCGGTGATGGTCATTTTGGTAAAAAGCTTCATAATGATGAGGTAGTTACTGTAAGATACATTGTTACTGATGGTGAGGATGGTAACGGACCTGGTGGAAAAGTAGGATCTGTTGGTTTATTTGATTTCCAAGGTGTTTTTACTAGTAAGGATCCTAATGATCCTACTGCAAAAGTTGTAACACCTTATGATACTATTAATATTACTACCGTTCAACCTGCTCGAAATGGGTCTGAGAAGGAGAATATATCATCTATTAAGTATTTTGCCCCTAGAATATATTCAGCACAATACAGGGCAGTTACAGGCAGGGATTACGAGGCAATAATACAAACAATCTATCCAAGAACAGAGTCTGTTGCTGTAGTTGGTGGTGAAGAATTGAACCCACCACAATTTGGTAAGGTTCAGATTAGTATTAAACCAAAAAATGGTACATATGTTTCAGATTTTGATAAGTTACAAATAAAGAATAAACTTAAAAACTACTCTATTGCTGGTATTAATGCTGAAATTGTAGATCTTAAGACACTATATGTTGAGATTGATTCTACAATTTATTACAATAGTGCTCTTGTTAGTAATTCTAATCAATTAAAGTCAACTATTACTAATTCTCTTTCATCTTATTCTAATACTGTTGATATTAATAAGTTTGGTGGAAGGTTTAAGTACAGTAAGATGCTTCAATTGATTGATAGGGTTGATAATGCAATCACTTCTAACATAACCAAGGTTAGAATTAGAAGAGATATGAAAGTGCTTATTAATCAATTTGCACAGTATGAATTATGTTATGGTAATCAATTCCACGTTAATCCAAAAGGATTTAATATTAAGAGTAGTGGATTTACTGTTTCTGGATCAAATGATCTAGTTTATCTAACTGATGTTCCAAATAAAAATGAAAATGGTGACTTAGATGGAAGTCATATGGGTACTATTAGTGTTGTTTCAAGAACAAAACTAAATGAACTTAGGGTTATTATCAAATCTGTTGGTACTGTTGATTACAAAAAAGGTGAAATTAAGTTAAATACAATTAATATTGCATCAACTGCTGCTCCAAATAATTTAATAGAGATTCAGGCATTCCCAGAATCTAATGATATTATCGGATTAAAGGATCTTTATCTCAATTTTGACGTTTCTAATAGTAAGATAAATATGGTTAAAGACGTAATTGCTTCAGGAGAAGATGTTTCTGGAGTTGTATTTTCAAGAGACTATTACACATCAAGTTATGCAAATGGGGATCTGGAGAGGAAGTAGATAATGAGCGATATTGATAAGAGAGTCCAAGTTAATAAGATAATAGAGAGTCAGTTACCAGAATTTCTGATTAACGATTTTCCACTTGCAACGGAATTTTTTAAGCAATATTACCTTTCACAGGAATATCAAGGTGGTCCGCAAGATTTAATTTCTAATTTTGATCAGTATATTAAATCAGATAATTTAGTCCCTGAAGTTATTACTGGAACTACTGTTTTAGGTGCTGATGTTCCATCTGAACAACTCACTGAAGAAGTAATATCTGTTTCTTCTACAAAAGGATTTCCTGATCAATATGGTTTGATCAAAATAGATAGTGAGATTATTACATATACTGGAAAAACAGAATCTACATTTACTGGATGTATTCGTGGATTTAGTGGTGTAACTGGATATAATGTAGGTATTTCGTCTTTTATTAATAAAGTTAATGATCAATCATTAATATTTGAGTCTACATCTATAGCAGCACATGCTGCTGGTACTACAGTAACCAATCTTAGTGTTTTATTTTTACAGGAATTTTATAGAAAATTAAAGAAAACCTTTTTACCTGGTTTAGAAGATAATGATTTTGATGAAGATGTTGATGTTTCTGTCTTCATAAAACATGCAAGATCTTTTTACCAATCAAAAGGTATCCAAGAATCCATTAGAATATTATGCAAACTTCTTTATGGTATTGATGCTGAAGTAATAGATTTAGAAGATAGGTTAATAAAAGCATCTGGTGCGGAATTTATCCGTAGAGAAATTGTTATTGCTGATAGATTATCTGGAGATCCATCTAAATTAGTTGGTCAAACAATATACAAATCCACTGATCTTGGAACAAATGCATCTGTATCTGAAGTTGAAATATTAACTAGAGATAATAAACCATATTATAAACTATCTTTATTTGTTGGATTTAATGATAGAGATTTAATTGAAGGTACATTTACTGTTCCTGGAAAGACGAAAACATTAGAATCTGCAAATATTGGTGATTCTATCATTAGTGTCGATTCAACAATTGGATTCCCTGCTTCTGGTAGTATTATAAGTGGAGAAAATACCTCAATCAAATACACTTCTAAATCTATTAACCAATTTTTTGGGGTAACAGGTATAGAAGTACAGAGAGTTCCAGGTACTACTATTGGTATTTCAACTTCTGATGATATTAGATCTGATGAGGTTATATATGGATATGAAGATGGTGATTTAACTAAAAAAGTAGAACTTAGAATTACTGGTGTACTTTCTAAGTTTACACCATTATCTGACATTTCATTGATTAAACAGGATGAGAAGATATATGTTAAGAATGTAGGTACATCTATTGATACTCCAAAACAGGGAAAGGGTACTTATAAGGAAATTTTTGCCAATTCTTGGATTTATAATACAAATACTAGGTGGGAAATACAAAGTTTTTCAGGTCCTAATATTATATTAAAGAGTACTCCTGACCATACAAGTTTAAGAAAGGGTGATGCTGTTGATATCTTGAGAAGAAGTAGTGATCCTAATAATCAACTTGTTGAATTTTCTAATCTAATTATTGGTTCAATTGATAATAGTACTAAATCAATTACTTTAAGTGGATCTGGTGGATCATTTAATTGGGATTCTACAAAACTTTATGATCTCAGAAGAAAGTTGAAGAAGGCATCAAGTGATGGAATTCCTCTTAGTGATGGTAATAACACCATTCTTTCTGATGTATTAAATGTATATGTTGATGGAGATAAAGATGGATATGTTGCTTCTAACTCTCTTCCAAATTATGTTTTAAGCACTGATGTAGACATTGTTGGAACTGCTGCAACAGATACTAGTCAATCTGATTCTTTAACTTTCTCTCTTGATGGTTATAATTCGGTTAGTGATGAGTATAATATATTTGTATTCACTGAACCAATTAAATTTATTACAGGAGAATCTCTAACTTATATACCAGAAGGAGATTCATTACCTGGATTATCTGCAGGATCAATATACTATGCTGAAGTATTACAAACTAATCCAGGAAAAATAAGATTATATATTTCAAGATCTCAAATTGGATTAGTAGATCCAGTAACTAATTTACCTTTATGTGTTAAATTTAAGAAAGGTTCGGGAATTCATAACTGGATTAGATCTGAACATTATAATAGACTTCTTAATAAAAATTCCATTATAAGAAAATTCCCATTATCTCAAGATTTATTTAAGAAGGGGTCTGGTGAAAGACCAGTTAATAATATTGGTTTAATGGCAGATGGTGTAGAAATAAGAACACCACTTTCTGATGATTACATCTATTATGGACCATTATCAAGTATTGATACTTTTAATAGTGGTGATGGGTACGATGTAGTAAATCCACCAAGACTATTAATAGATGATAGTGTTGGATTAGGTGTAACTGCACTTGCTGAACCAATTATTAGTGGATCTGTTAAAGAGGTTTTTGTTGATCCTCAAGATTTTGATATTGATAGAGTTATTTCAATTGATATAACAGGTGGTAATGGTTCTGGTGCTACTTTAGAACCTATTATTGGTCCTAGATTTAGAGAATTATCATTTGACAGTAGAGATGTTTTCTTTGCTGGTGGTCTTTCTATAGTAAATGAAACAATCACATTTACTAAGAAGCATTTTCTAGTAGACGGTGATTTAGTTTATTATAATAATAATGGCAATTCTAATCTTGGAATAGGTGTTTACAAAGCTCTTAGTAATGAAGCAACAGGTACTTTAGCAAATGGTTCTCCATATCATGTAGGTATAATCAACGATAAAACTGTTCAATTATATGAATCTTATGAAGATGCTGTAAGTGGTATCAATACTATTGGTTTATCAACTTCTACAACTGCTAGTGGTATTCATAAATTTAGAACATCATCTAAGAATAATCTAAAGAGTGTTAAAGTATTAACTGAGGGATCTGGTTATCAGTATAGAAAATTACATGTAAAACCATTAGGAATATCAACAAACTTTGATAGTATTAATTTTGTTAATCATGGATTCAGTGAAGGTGATCTTGTAGAATATCATACAACAGTAGGTTTAGGAAGTACAACACCAAACGCAATTGAAGGATTAGATTCATCTCATTCATATTATGTGATGAAAATTGATGAAGATTCATTCCGTTTAGCTGATGCTGGTATAGGAACCCCTTCTAGAGACAATTATGATAGGGGTGATTATGTTGGATTATCAACAACTGGTACAGGTTTCCAAACATTTAAGTATCCAGATATTAAAGTAAGTGTGGATGTTGCTTATGCAACAACGGCAACTGCACTTGCTGGTGTTTCTACACCATTTACTTTCACTCCGATTGTTACTGGTGAAATAATTGGTACTTATCTTTATGAAGAGGGATCTAAATATGGTTCTGAAATATTAAATCATCAAAGAAAACCAAAAGTAACTATTCAGAACGGAAAGGGTGCTGAATTAAATCCAAGTGTTGTTGATGGAAAATTAGTTGATGTACATGTTCTTAATAAGGGTAAAGAATATTATTCTATGCCTGATTTGGTTGTAGAATCAACAGGAATAACAACTACAGGAATTAGTGGAAATGGTGCTGTTATTCGCCCAGTCATTGTTGATGGAAAATTAGAAGATGTAATAGTAATTAATCCAGGTATTGGATATACTGCAGATAAAATTAATGTTTATGCAGAAGGAAAAGGTAAAAACGCATTATTTGAGAGTAGAGTTAGAAGACTTACTATCGACACTAGAAAAAGAGATGGTGAGTATTATCTAAATCCTGATGTTGGTGGTGAATCATTACATCTTAATGTGGTTGGATATACTGAAGATATTGGCACATTATTTAATGATCCTAATCCAATTAGTGGACATTCTCCAATTATAGGATGGGCATACGATGGTAATCCAATATATGGACCATATGGGTATATAAGTCCTGATGAATTAGGTCCAGAAGTTCATATAATGAGACCTGGTTATAAGTTAGACAGTAATAAGGTTATTGATAGACCTATAGACTTAAATAAATTCCCATCAGGATACTTTACTGATGATTATTACTTTGATGGTTCTGGTGATCTTGATATTCATAATGGAAGATTCTGTAAAACACCAGAATTTCCTAATGGAGTTTATGCATATTTTGCTGGAGTTACAACATCCACACAAACTAATAAGTTAGAACCAAAATATCCTTATTTTATTGGTAATTCTTATCGTTCTCCCTTTATTTCAACAAATACTTATCTAACACAAGATTTAGATTTCAATACTACTAAACTTTCTAGAAACACCTTCCCACATAAAGTTGGTAAGGTTGGAGTAAATAATGATTCTATAATAGAATCTAATGAATTCCTTAGACAACTTACTACTGTTGAATCTGTAACTGCTGGACCTGTTGATACTATTGGAGTATTAGATGGTGGTGATGGATATGCAGTTGGTGATTTTACAGTCTTTGATAATGCAAATACTAGTGGATCTGGACTTAGAGGAACTGTTAAATCTATAGTTGGTATTGGTATTTCTCGTATTGATACTGAAATAGAAGCATATGAGAATGCTACATTTGTTTGGAAAAATGATCATGAAGTAGAAGCATCATATTTCCCATATATTGAATTAAACAATAAGGATACTGTTGCTATTTCTGGACTTAGTAGTTCTATTGTACACCTTACAGATTCATTTTCTATAGGTATTAAGACTGATGTTATTGGATTAGCAAAATCAATGACTGCTAATTCAGTTGTTGAGGGTAGAATTGATGATATCTATGTCAATATTATACCAAATACAGTTTCTGTTGGTTCTAGTTTAAGAATTAGTGACACTGAGATTGTTAAGGTTCTGAATATCTTCCCATTAGGTTCTATTTTAAGGGTTAAGAGATATAGTGTTGGTATTGCACATACTTATAGCTCAAAAATTGATGTTCTAAACAGTAAAATTACTATTCCAGTTAGAACTAAAGAATTTACATCTACTATTGACGATCTAGTTTATTTTAATGCACCTCAATCAGTTGGTCTAGGTACTACAGTTGGTGGTGGTATAAGTGTTGATCATACTATAGGAGAGACAACTAAATCAGTTCCTATTCCTACAAGAACAATTTATATTCCAAATCATCCATTCAAGACGGGTCAAAAATTAACTATAGGTAAAAGAGGTAGTGCAACTTCATTAATTGTAGGTCAAACTGATATTGCAAATAATAATGATTTCCCACTCTTCAATATTCCAAATGTAACTACAGATGTTTCTACCGTTTATGCAATTAATAAAGGTCAAAATTATGTTGGTCTTGTAACTTTAAGAGCATCTATAGGTAGTACAAGTGAAGGTTTATTTTTCCACGGTAATGGATCAGATGATTCAGAGTATTTTCTAAAATCTAATCACGATCAAGTATTGGGTGATATTAATAAGATTGTATCTACAGTAAGTACAAAAATAGGTGCTGCTAATACTGATACGCATGGATTAAGAAATTCTGATGTTATCAGCTTAAATGTTGTTCCTAATTGTGTTGTTGGATTAGGTAGTACTGCACCATTAACTGTTGGACTTGGTGGAACCTCAATTGGTGAAGGAAAATTAATAATAAATCAGGTTGGATTCCCAACGGCACAAGTAGATGAGATTCATAATACAATTTCAATAACTGATCATGGATATCATACTGGTGATAGATTATTTTATGATACTACTATACCTTTGATTGGTTTATCTACAGGTGCGTATTATGTTTATGAGGTAAATTCTGATAAATTCAGTTTAGGAAAAACCTTAAGGGATGTTAAGGTTGATCCTCCAGCATTGATTAGTATTGGATCTACTTTATCTGATGATCATCAGGTTGGTTTAATAAATCCAGCAATTAATGTTGTTAAAAACTCAAAATTAACATTTAATGTTTCTGATCCTAATTTACTTGGATATGATTTTAAGATTTTCTATGATTATGAATTTAAGAATGAATACAATAGTTCATCGGATAGTTCTACTTTCAATGTAGTTGGTTTTGGTACTGTTGGTGTTGGTGATAATAGTACTGTATCATTATCATTCTCAAAATCAGCTCCAACTCGTTTATATTATTCGTTAACCAAATCTGGATTTATTAGTACAGCAGATACTAAAGTTGAAAATTATTCACAAATAAATTTTGTTGATAGTGCATATAGTGGAGATTATAGTATATTCGGAATAACATCTGATACATTTAAGATATCTCCAAGATCTATTCCTACAGTTCTTACATATGCAGAAGATCAATGTGAAACTATTGAATATGCTACAGAATCAACAAATGTACAAGGTACAATTAAAGAAGTAAAAACTATATCTAGAGGATATAATTATAAGAGTCTACCAGCATTCTCTAACATTGTTAGTATGAATGGTAAAAATGCTAATATTGTAGCATTATCAACATCTATAGGTAGAATTAGGGATGTTAGAATTGTAGATATTGGATATGAATATTCTTCTGATAAGACTTTAAGTCCAGAAGCATTTGTTTCACCAGTAATACGACTTGATAATTTAGATACTATTAAGGATATTAAGATTGTTGATGGTGGTAAAGAATATTTAAGTGTTCCTGATATTGTTGTTTATGATCCACAAAACGATGAGATTGTTGATGAGACTTCATTGATAGCTAAGGTTCCAAACCAATCTATATCAGAAATTGATATACTTGCTCCTATACAAGGATTAACTTCAGTTAATCATAGGATTATATCAGTTAATAATTCTAATGGTGTGGGAATTAACTCTATTGTTGGTGGTGGATCAGGAATTGTTACATGCGTTTTAGACACTCCAATTAATGGATTTGTAGTTCCTCCATTTGAGATAGGTGATGATATTTTTGTAGAAGGTGTTGAATTATTTGGAGAATCTGGTATAGGAACTCAGCAGTCATCAACTGTTGGTATGAATACTATATCTGATGGTGATGGTTACAATTCTGCTAATTATCAGTTTAGATTCTTTAAGATACAAGACTTTATTAATTCTAATCCAGCAGTATTAAAATATAGTATAAGTGGACTGACTACAAATCCAGGTATTGCTAAAACATTCCAATCTGGATATGCAACTATTGTTAATAGAAACAAATATCCTATTCTTGAATCAATTCAAGAAAGAGGTAGATTTACAATAAATGAGAAATTATATGTTAAATTTAATAATACTTATTTGGAACAAAATCTATTTGTTGTAGATGCTAGAGATGATTATATTAAGATTGATGGAACCTATGATCTAGAAATAGGTGCTAGAATAAAAGGTAGTACTAGTAACGTTACTGCTACTGTTACTGGCATTAATAAGAATGAAGCAAGATTTGAGGTAGATTATTCTAATCGTCAGGATTATGGATGGTCTGATGAAATTGGTAAATTGGATGAAGATTTCCAAGTAATTCCTAATAATGATTATTATCAAAATCTTTCATATTCTATTAAGAGTCCAATTACTTGGGATAAAATTTCTGATCCAGTTAATAGGTTAGTTCATCCAGTTGGATTAAAGAATTTTGCTGATGTTAGCGTTGGTTCTTCATCTAAAGTTAATTCTGGTTATGCTGCAACTACTAATAATGTACTTGTATTAGATGTAACTAACGAAAGAAGAGTTGATACTATTAATAATTTTGATATGGTATTGGATTATGATTCCAGAGGAAATAAATCTAAATTCATTCAATTTGAGAATGTAAAATTAACAGATTACACTAAGTGTAAAACAAATAGAGTTCTTATTCATGATGATATTAGTGGAAGATTCTCCAGTAAAGGATTGCAGGACTTATTTACTGAAATTGAAGAAGTAACTACTAATTTTGGAAGATACTTAATTCAGGTTGTTGATCCAGATACCTACGATATACAACTTACAGATTTAGTCGTATTAACATCAACAAATAATGCTTATATGTTAGAGAAATCTACAGATTTTTCTAATAAGCAATTAGGAGAATTTGTTGCAGAATCTGATACTTTCCAAAGAAAGACTCTAGTATTTAATCCTGAAGAACAGTTTGATAAAGATCATGATATTAAAATACTAAAATCAAACTTTAATACAAGTATTGCTTCTACTGGAGCACAAAGTATAGGGTCTATAGATCTAACAGGAACAACTACAAAGGTTAGAACAGGTATAACAACTGCTTTAGGAAGTATTACTAATACTCAATTAACAGTACCTGCTGATACACCATTAACTTCAGATATGCTTGGAGCACATCTAAGTGGAGATAGTATAAGAGTAGGAACAGCAATTACTTCTATTCTCTCTGATACTTCTGCTGAATTAGTAGTTGTTAGTTTTAATGAGGATGGAGATCGTGTAGTTTCTAGTACGAATCAGACAGTTTCTGCTACTCCAATTGAATTTTTAGATAGATTTGAGGATAGGTTTGTATTTGGACCAGATACTACAGAGATATTAAGTTGGCCAACTAGTGATTTCAATGCATTATATGCTAATGTAGTTGTTCAGGATGATGTTACAAAACAAATTAACTATAGTGAAGTTAATGTTGATTTTGATGGTACAGCAACATATATTTCTGAAATATATGCAGACAATTTAACATACACATATAGTTCAAGTAGAGTAGGTTTAATTACTGCTAGATACGATTCTGGTACAGATAGAGTTTATCTTGAGTGTGAAAATGATAGATCTAGAACATTATCAATAAGTGCAAATGTTGTTGGATTTGGTACAACAACTGCAGGTATTGGTACATATCGTTATGCAGTTCCTGGACAACCAGTTGGTGCAGAAAGAAGTGGTAGATTAGAGTCTACATATCATTCTGGAAATGCAACAGCACCTATATTAGTCACTAATATTAATAGTGATCTTGATTCAAGTGTTAAATCTCTTGTTAGAGTTTCTTGTGGAAAAACTTCTTCTATTCATCAGGTAGTTCTCTTTAATGATGCTTCTACTATATCAATAACAGAATATCCATTTGTTCCTATTAATTCTACTATTGGTTTAGGTACATTTGGAACTACTAATGTTGGAAATCAGGTTGCATTTAGTTTCTATCCAGATGATGGAACTGGTAATACTTTAGATTATACAAATGCAGTTATTGAAGTTCAAGCATACAATGAGGTCTTCAATCGTTTTAATGACTTTGCTAATGAACCTCCTGCACTGGAATATGGTCCAGTTGTAAATGATTTAATATTATCTGCATATGATGGTGCAAATGGAAATAGAGCAAATAAGATTGATTTTGATCTTAAGCACGAAGGTGTTCCAATCTATAGCAAACGTTTTAATCCTACATCAGTTGAAGATAAAGATGTATTTAAGATTAACAATCACTTCTTTAATGATAATGAAGAATTAGAGTACTCAGCAGGTTCTACGTTTATTGGTATTGGTGCTACTGCAATATCAATAGGATCTACTACAAATAATGCTGGTATTATAACTGATATAATGCCATCAAATGTTTATGTTAGTGTAATAAATGAGAATGAATTCCAAATATTCAGTAGAAAGGAATATGTAAATACTGGAATTGCTATTACTGTTACTGGTGTTGGTGAAGGTAATGCACATAGATTTGATATGACCAAGAAGTTGAGTAAAACTGTTATTGGTCTTGATGGTATTGTTCAACAACCAATTACATTTACTGCAATTTCACACGAACTTGATGGTGCAATAGGTGCAGCAACTTCTCAATTTGTCTTAAGTGGAATAAGTTCTATTCAACCAAGAGATGTTCTTAAAATTGATAATGAATATATGAAGGTTGAGCAGGTAGGATTTGCAAGTGTTGGTCTTGGAACTATAAACGATTCTAAAGATGTTGCTCTTGGTATTTGTACATTACCTGTTGTTAGAGTACAAAGAGGATCTTTGGGTATACCAGCAATTGAACATGATGATGAATCAGTTGCTAGAGTTCATAGAGGATCTTTCAATATTGTTGATAGTACTGTATGGTTCTTAGATCCACCTAAAGGAAATACTAGAGAAAGAAGAAGTATAACAAATCTTCCTTATGTAAGAGCAGAATTTAGTGGAAGAACTTTCTTAAGGCAGAATTATGATACCAATATGGTATTTGATGATATTTCAGATAATTTTACTGGAATAGGTAGAACATATTCATTAACTGTAGGAGCAGCAGATACAATTAGTGGTGTTAGTATTGGTAATGGAATTCTGTTTATTAATGGAGTATTCCAGACACCATTAACACTTAATAATTCTGGTAACAACTATGAATTTGAGACAGCACCTGTTGCAGGAATATCAAGTGTAGTATTTACAGGAATTAGCTCAGAAAATGGGCAAATGATGCAGTCAGAATTTGATATTAATCAGAATCAATTACCAAGAGGTGGTCTGATAGTTTCTATGGGATCAACACCAGGTGTTGGATATGCTCCTTTAGAAGGTGCTAAAGCTAGATTCGATACAAAGGAAATTTCTTCTAATAGATTTGCTGCAAATACTTTAGATGGTATTGTTGGTGTAGGAACATCTTCTATGGTTAATAGAAGTAGTCTTGGTATTCAGACAGCTGCTTATGACAATATTACTGGAATTATAACAGTTACTACTACTGGTCTTCATGGATTTGCATTAGGATATCCTAAACTAATTAAGTTAAAAGGATTAGAATTTATATGTCCAACAAATTCAGTTGGAACACCTGATGTATCAGGAACTTCCTATAATTCAACTACAGGAGACTTAACTATAAAAATTGCTGGTCATGGTCTTGCAAATGGTGATGCAATTAAGATTGAAAAGGAATCTCTAACATTTACATGTACTCATGGTAGTGGTAATCATGAATATCCTAGAGTAACAGATCCAGCATATGATGAATTTTTAACTGTATTTGATTCTCAAACAGATACATTTAAGGTTAATATTTTACGTGGATTAACACCAACTAATACTACTGATCATACATTCGTAGGTGCAACTCCTGATTGTATTCGTACTCTTAATTACGTTGGGTTTACGACATCATTCTTCCAAGATACCGAAAGACCAATATCTGTAACTGGAATAATATCTGAGAGAACATTTGAGGCAATGGCTGGTATTTGCACTATCAGACATATCTTCCATGATAATTCAAGTGCTTATGCATATGAATATTATCCAGATCTACAATTAGGATCTGGTTATAGAGAACCAGTTGCTATTGGAGTTACTGATATAGAATTTGATCATAAGTTTGTTAGTTCTGCTGATGATTCTATACAATTATACGGTGGTGGTCCTTCTGATAAGTATACTCCTACAGATGCTGTTTATACATCACATAGTGGAGAGTTAGTATTAACACTTGGTGCACACAATTTAAGAGGTTCTAGCTCACATACAATAACTGATGCATCATATAATCCTGTAAATGGTGAACTTCAGGTAACTACTACTGGTAATAGTTTTGATGTATCAAATGCAACATATAATCCTACAAGTGGTGATATGGTATTAACAATTGGAAGTGGTCATTATTTAACTACATCCAATAAGATTAAAATTGCTGAAGAGTCTATTAAATTTACTTGCAATTACAATGATGACAATCAGCAGACTGTTAAGTCATATCCTAGATCATCTGGTGCAAGTACAGGTAATGGGAAAGATTATGCACATAATACTTGGCTTCCTATAACAGCAACAACTTGGAATACTATTACAGTTAATGTAAATGGTGGACAAGGTGCTATTACAGATACTAGCGATCATGAATTTAATTCAGCACTTCCAGGTGCTATTACTTCTGATCATGGATTTACTACTGCTGATAAAGTTAGATTTAAGGATAATGCTATCACTCTTACATGTGAGATGGATAATCATGCAACAAGTCATCATTATCCAAGACCTTCAGATCCAGTAAGTGGTAAGTGGATTAGTGTTGCATCGCAGACTACAGATTCATTTGTTGTTAATGTCGGTGTATCTGCTTTATTGAAATTTACTCCTACTGATGCTGAATATGATCCAGTAACTGGTTTAATGGAATTGACCATTGGTACTCATTCATTGAGAGCTGGAACAAATGTTAAGATTGCAGAAGAATCATTGAAATTTACTTGTGATGTTGATGATAACACATCTCAGAAAGGTTATCCAAGAACAACTGATCCATTCTACACATCTGGTTTTATCATTCAGTCAGTAACAGATACAACTATAACACTTCAAGTTCTATCAACAATACCTTCTACAAATATAACAAGACATACATTTGTAACAGCAGATAACGATGCTGTAACTACTGGTGGAAATTATCCTCATACATTTGTATCTGGAATGACTGGTGGTTTAGAAAAGGCAAATAATAGTGTTGTACTTACTGAAAATTCATTAACATTTACATGTTCTAGAGATAATCATCTAGGTGGTCATACATATCCACGTACAACTGATCCAGCAGGTTCATCTGAAGTTATTGGTATTGGTAAGACAACAGATACAACTATCGTTATAAATGTTGGATCTGGTGGTGGAGGTGGTACAGGTGGATCTGTTAGTGCCATTGTTTCACCTAACGTACATAAATTTGTTGAAGCTAAAGCAGGTGCTGCATTTACTGGTGGTGATTATGAACATATCTTTGTTCCTGGAACAGAGAATACTGATTGTATTGCTATTGATTATTGGGCAGGAACTAAGGTAACACCAACTAATGCAACTTATGATGCAGATACTGGTAACTTAGTCCTAACTGTACCTAGTGGTCATGGAATTACTAATGTAAATTCAATTGGTATAGCAACAAATTCATTAACATTTACCTGTACTAGAGATAATCATGCTACAGAGCATACTTATCCTCGTCACACTGATCCAATACACAATTCATCAAACGTTCCAGTTTCTGTAGTAGGAAATGAAGTTACTGTTTTTGTTGGAAAATCACCATTAGTAAATCGCAATATTACTGATGGAAAATATGATCCATCTACAGGTGAATTAATATTAACCAGTCCTTCTCACGATTATGTTGGTTGTTCTACTATTACACCAAGTAATGTTGCTTATAATCAGAATTCTGGTGTATTGACGATTACCAAGAATGGTCATGGATATCAAGTTAATGATAAGATTCTTATTGAGGATAATTCACTAACATTTACTTGCACAAAAGATGGTAATGTAACTAGACATAGTTATCCTAGACCTACTGATTATGCTAGTGGAAAATGGTTAACAATTACAAATAGAACTATTAATACATTTAAGGTTAATGTTAATCCAAATCCATCTGATGAAAAATATCCACATACAATTGTAGATATTAAGAATGGTTGTATTCTTAAATCAAATGATACTGTAGGTATTGAAACCTCATCTTTAACATTTACATGTGCGAATGATAATCATCAAACACTTCATTCTTATCCACGTATAACTGATCCTGCACATAGAATAGAATTACCTGTAGGTAAAGTTGCTGGTGATGATTTCAGAGTAATGGTTGGTAAATCACCTGCTTCTTCTGGTGGTTCATTAGCATTAACAATAAACAATCCTGGTGCAAGATATGTTAACCCAGAATTAGAAATACCTGATCCAGTGTATGAAAATGTGCCTGTTATTGGTATCTCTAGACTTGGAGTTGGATTAACAGAAGCAACAGGTCAAAATCTATTAGTTAATTTGGACGTTGGTGCAGCACATACTAGCATTGGTATTGCTCGTAGTATGTTTGAGATAGCAGATTTTAAAATTGCTAGACAGGGACATTCCTTCAAGGTTGGTGATAAATTAAAACCATCTGGTTTGGTTGTTGATAAGAGATTACAAAGACCAATACAAGAATTTGAACTTGAAATTGTTGAGGTATTTAATGATTATTTCGCTGCTTGGCAGTTTGGTGAATTAGATTTTATTGATACTATTAGTTACCTTCAAGATGGATATAGAAGAAGATTCCCATTATTCTTTAATGGTCAATTATTGAGTTTTGAGGTTGATAAAACTTCTAAATTATCTTCGCAAATAGATCTTAATGCAGTATTAATGATATTTGTGAATGGTGTACTTCAGACACCAAATATAGCATATCAATTCCAAGGTGGAACAACATTTATGTTCACTGAAGCACCAACATTTAGTGATAAGGTTGATATATTCTTCTATAAAGGAGAAGATGGAGTAGATATTGAGATTGTTGATGAAACAGAATCTATTAAGGTTGGAGATTTAGTTAGAATTAATCAGCATCCAGATCATATTGATGAGAATGTAGATCCATACACTATTACTCAAGAGAGTAATAGAACAATTAAGGAAATTCTTGGTTCTGATCTTACAGAGACAACAATATACACTGGTCGTGGAATAAATGAAGAAATTGGTAAACCACTTGAATGGACAAAACAAAAACATGATAAGTGGGTAAAAGGATCTCTAATATCTAAATCTAGAGAATCTATTGAACCTCAAATATATCCTACAGCAAAAATAATTTATGATGTAAATGCTTCTACTGGAGTTGGACTTAATGGTGGAATATTTGTTGATGATGCAGAATCATTCTTCTATGAAGATGAAAATAATCCCGCATTAGATGCAGAGGATCGCTATCAAACAAATATTAATTTTGTAGATACTTTATTATTACCATCATCAGATTATGTTGGTGGTGTAGTTACAGCAAATGTTTCTACTAGAGGTGATATTGAATCCTTTACGATTGAAAATTCGGGTAGTGGATACATTGGTGCTGGAGTTACACTTTATATAAGTGCTCCAAACTATGTCTTTAATGGCATTGAATATGATCCTACTTTAGGAATTAGTACTCTTGGAATAACTACAAACTTTGTTTCAATTGGTGTTGGAACTGTTACTAAGGACGAATTTGCTACTGTTGGTCTTTCTACCTTTGCTGAAGCAACTGCTAATATAGTTAACGGTAAGATTGATTCAATAACCATTGACAATATTGGTTTAGGATATACCAACACAAATCCACCACAAGTTATATTACCAAGACCATATTATGATACAGAAAAAATCACTAGGATTGGAAATGTTCAAGGGTTTACTGGTATTATTACTGGAATTAGTACATCAGCAGGTACTAATGGTCATCCATTAGCAGTTAGATTTGATTATTATGCTGATAAAGTTGCTAGTGATCTTATTGTTGGATATCCAGTATTGATTCAAGATACATTCTTTACTGTTGGTGGTGCTGTTACTACTGGTAAATGGTTCCCTGATGATTCATATCAACCTAATAATAATAGGTGGACAGCAGGTAAAGGTGGTGCTGCAGTTACTTCTGTAGATAATAATGATAATGAAATAGTAAGTATTGGATCTACTTACTTGGATAACATCTATAAAGTTGCTGAAACGTATACATTAGGTAAACGTGGATATATAACATGTAATATCTTAAGTACTACTGAGACTATTACTGGTTTTGCAGCAACTGGATATTATGATGGTCCTGGACCTTTAGGTGATGCTGGATTAACTACCTCTCTAGGTAGACTATCATGGGGTAGAATCTATGGTGATGATTTAACCAGAGAAACAAGTCCTATCTCCATTGGAGTAACTGGATTAACTGTTGATTCTGGGTTGACTACATTCCCAACAATCCAAAGAAGAAATTATGATAATCAATCCTTAAAGGGATTGAGAAATACTGGTGCTCTTAGGATGAAAATATAATTAATCCTAATAGGGTATAAATAAAGAAAAAAAGTTTAGTTAATAACAAAATGTCGGCAATTGTTACTGATCAGTTTAGAATTCTGAACGCAAATAATTTTGTAGAATCAGTAGAGTCTGATAAGAATTCTTATTATGTCTATATTGGTTTACCAAACCCAACTCTTAATGGTTTTGGTAGAGAATCAACATGGAATAGTGCTGGTGGTACTCCAGCACCTGTAGATAATTTTTCTTATAATGCACATTCTGGTGATACAATGATGTTTGGTAAGAAGATTTCTTCTGCCAATATTAGAAGAATTATTAGAAGGGTAGATTGGGCTGCTGGCACAAGATATGAAATTTATCGAGATGATTATAGTTCTAGTAATCAAAGTCCATTAACAAAATCAAGTAGTTTGTATCGCTCAAACTATTATGTAATGAATTCAGATTATAAAGTTTATATTTGTATCGATAATGGTTCTACTGGAGATAATCTAGAAGGAAATATATCTCAAGATGAACCAACATTTACTGATTTAGAACCATCTAGAGCTGGTACTAGTGGTGATGGTTATATTTGGAAATATCTTTATACAGTTTCTCCAAGTGACATTATAAAGTTTGATTCGACTGAATATATAACAGTTCCTAATAATTGGTCTACAAGTACAGATGCTCAAATAAGAGCAGTGAGAGAGAATGGTAATTCTACTGCCAATAATAACCAAATTAAGCACATATACATTGCAGATGCTGGTGGTGCATATGCTGATGGTTTAGGTCAAGAGGTTAAAATTATTGGAGATGGTGAAGGTGCAACAGCTAGAGTTGATGTTGTTGCAGGTAAAATTATAAATGCAACTGTTAGTTCTGGTGGTCAAGGATATACTTATGCTCTTGTAGATTTAGGTCCATTAAGTAGTAATGTTCCTGTCAACAAAAGGGCAAAGTTAGTTCCGATTATTCCACCATCATTGGGTCATGGATATGACATTTATAAAGAATTGGGAACTGATAAAGTTTTAGTTTATGCAAGATTTGATGATTCTACGAAAGATTTTCCAACCGATACCAAATTTGCACAAGTTGGAATTGTAAAAAATCCAACTGCTGCAGGGACTGCTTCTACTATCACAGAAACTAATTTTTCTTCTTTACAAGCAATTAAGTTTAAGTCTTTAGAAGGAACACCTGATGTTGGTGAGGAAATCTCTCAAATAGTTGGAACTGCTCCAGATACTAATTTGGCTACTGGTTATGTTGCGTCGTATGACAAAGAAACTCAAGTATTAAAATACTTTAGAGATAGATCTTTAAACTATACAAGTACTAATGATCAAACTGATTATTCTGGAATTTCTACAACAGGTAGAATACATCAATTTGAGTCATCTCCCGTTGCTGTTAGAGGAACTAATTTCAATGGAACAGTTGATGAAAACTTTATAGGTATCAGTACTAATCCAACTGGAACTAAATTAATTAACTTAGGAACTACCTTCGTTGGTGGGTTATCTAAATCTGAGATAAATAAAGGATCGGGAGAAATTATTTACATTGATAATAGACCCTTGGTTGCTCGTAATGAGAGACAAAAAGAAGACGTTAAAATCATCCTGGAATTCTAAAGAAAAATGCCACAAAAGACTAACTTAAATATAAGTCCTTATTATGATGATTTTGATAAGGCAGATAACTTCTATAAGGTACTGTTTAAGCCTGGATTTCCAGTTCAAGCAAGAGAATTAACTAATCTGCAATCAATATTGCAGAATCAATTAGAAGCATTTGGAAGTCATATTTTTAAAGAAGGATCTATGGTTATTCCTGGTGGAGTAACTTATGATAGTACTTATTTTTCATGTAAGGTAAATCCAGACCATTTAGGTGTTGATATTAGCATATATTTGGATGCATTAATTAATAATAATAACGGAAAAGGAACTAGAGTTATAGGACAAAATTCTCAAATAGTAGGTACTATTAAGAATTACGTTTTACCACCTAACGAAGGTGTTGATGATATTACCATATTTCTTAAGTATAATGAATCAGGAACTGATTTTGTAAGTAATTCATTCCCAAATTCAGAAATATTAATACTTGATGAAAATGTTACCTATGGTAATACTACATTAGTATCTGGGGAAACAGTTTTAACTTTAGTACCAGAAGATGCTTCTACAATTGGATCTTCTGTTGGTGTTGATAAAGGAATATATTTTATTAGGGGTACTTTTGTAGATGTTCCAAAATCTGTTGTTGTATTGGAACCATACTCAAACAAACCTTCATATAGGGTTGGATTTGAGATTTTAGAAACTATAGTTAGCTCAAATGATGATCCTTCATTAAATGATAATGCTAAAGGATTTACTAATTTTGCAGCACCAGGAGCAGATAGATTTAAGATAACAGTCAAATTATCTAAAAAGGCATTATTAGATTATAATGATACTAATTTTATAGAATTAGTAAGAGTAAGAGATGGTGAAATTAAGAAACTACAGAATAGTTCTGTATATTCTGAGATTAAAAAGTATCTTGCTAAAAGAACATATGACGAATCTGGTAACTATGCAGTAAATCCATTTAGGGTTAATTTGCAGAATTCCTTAAATGATGAAATTAGTTCTGCTGGACTATACACAGAAGGTCAGAAAACGGACGAAGGTAATGATCCTTCAGATGACATGATGTGTGTTAAACTATCTCCAGGTAAAGCATATGTAAGGGGATTTGACGTAGCATTACCAGGAACAACAGTTTTAGATGTAGACAAACCAAGAGATACTAAAACAGTTAAAGCAGCATCTGTTCCCTTTAGAATGGGAAGTATGATAAAGGTTGATAATGTTCAAGGTGTTCCATTTATTAATATTGGTGAGCCACTTAATAGTAGTGGTAACAATGTTATTGGATTATATAATAAAAGAAAAATGTCCTCTGGAACTAACGATTCCTTTGGTAATGGATTAAAAGTTGGTGAAGCTCGTGTTTATTGGTATGGTGTTAGTGATGAAGCATGGAAAGACGCTTCTACAGAATGGGATTTATATTTATTTGATGTTCAGACATATACTACTCTCCAAATAACAAATTCTGGTACATTTGCTGAAATGCAAGCTGCATTACCAGAAACAACTCTTGTTAAGGGAGTTAGTAGTGGTGCATTGGGATATGTTGCAGAGCATTTAAATCCTGGAGAGATTGCTTTAGTACAAACTTCTGGATCTTTTATTGAAGGTGAACAATTAAAATTTAATGGACAAGATGTAGTAACTGGTTCTTCTGTTAAAAGAGTTATTGCATATTCAGTTGATGATATAAGATCTGTGTTCCAAGATGCAGATGGATTGTCTACTGCTAGTGGATATAATGCATTGGCAACTAATTTTAGTGCTGATACCGTCCTATATGATCGTATATTGCCTAATTTCTCATCTAGTGATGAATTGACTATTACTGGCGTAACGTTGGATACAGAGGCATCTGCAATATGTCCAAAAAGAAGATTTTCTGGTAAAGTAGGTATAAGAACAGATGCAATTGTTGGATTCTCAACTGGTGGGTCATTAAATCAAACCTATAATAGAGTTGATGCTATATCTGCTGATGGTACAACTTTAACTCTTAATCCTGTTTTGAGTATTGAGAACCATGTTGATGGAGTAACTCCTTGGAATGTTGGTGTACATACAACTACAACATTTAGGATTAAATCACCAAAACTAATTAATCTTAATAAATCTGGTCTTTATACTAGATTACCTAAGAAAAATGTATCAAATATTGATGTATCAAGTTCTACAATGATTGTTACTAGGCAAGTAGCTGGTAAATTGGTCAGTAATGGTGAGTTAACATTATCATCTGCTGATGCTTATGAAAAAACATTTGGTGGTAATGGAAATGCATCTGGTATTAGTAGTGCATTTTTTGAGCCTTATGATGCTGAAAGATATTCTATTTCATATGCAAACGGTACTCAAGAACCTTTAACATCAGATAAAGTAACTATACTGAATAACGGTAATGATATTAAGTTTACTGGATTAACTAATAATAGTATTTGTAATGTAATAGTTACAATGAAGAAAATTGGTTTAGCTAGTAGATCAAAAGATTATGTAAGAAGTTCTCAGACAGAAATAACAAGAACAGTTGGTGTTTCAACTAATGGTGCTTTAACACAAAGTCCATATTATGGAGTTAGAGTAGAAGATAAGGAAATTTGCTTAAACGTTCCAGATGTTGCAAAAATTCATGCAGTATATGAATCTAAAGATAGATCTATAGCATCTCTTGATAAACTAAGATTTGTTTCTGGATTAGGATTAGATGTAAACACTGTTGTTGGTGAAAAAGTTATTGGTGAAGCAAGTAGAGCAATTGGACAAATTGTTAATAGGGTAAGTGGTGAAGAAATTGAATTTGTATACTTAAATGGAAATACTTTTGATGTTGGAGAAACTGTTAAGTTTAAGGAGTCTAGCATTGAAGCAAATATTCAAGAAATATATATTGGAAATTATGTAGATAGAACCAGTAATTATACTTTAGATAAAGGACATAAAAAGCAATATGCAGATTATTCAAGATTAGTTAGAAAGAATAATGCATCTGTACCTTCTAAGAGATTGCTTGTAATTTTTGATTACTATAAAAATGCGACTGGAAATGTTGGCGAATTCTACAGTGTAAATTCTTATACTAAAGACAGATATACTAATGATATTCCATCAGTTGGTAGGGATAGAGCATCGGATATTATAGATTTTAGACCAAGAGTTAATGTATTCGATCCTTCAGTAACAACTAAATCACCTTTTGCATTCTCAGCAAGAGGATTTGAGAATACATCAAGATATGTTATTACTCCTAATGAAAGTACTGTTCTTGGATATACTTATTATCTACCAAGAATTGATAAACTTGTTATTAATAAGTTTGAGCAAGTTAAACTTATAAAGGGTGTTTCTGCTGATAAACCAGCACCACCAACTGAGGTTGGTGATTCTATGGAAGTGGCACAAATTAATCTTCCTCCATATCTTTATGATCCAATAAAAGGACCTACAATTAAGTTATTTGATAATAGAAGGTTTACCATGAGGGATATTGGTAAACTTGAAAAGAGAATTGATAATTTAGAGATTATGACATCTCTTACTGCTCTTGAATTAGATACCAAATCTTTACAAGTTACTGATGCTGATGGTTTGGATAGGTTCAAGACTGGATTTGTTGTAAATGATTTTAAAGATAGAAACTTTATCGACTACAATCCTGAAGATGGATCTAGATGTGATGTTGATGTTGTTAATAGAGAACTTATTAGTGCAATTGATTTTTGGTCAATTCCAGCACAATTAGCATTTGATGGTGGAATCGATACAGAAGTTGCTGATTTATCAGCTAACCTTAAACTTTTAGACCCAAATTGCCAAAAAACAGGAGATATATTAACTTTAGCATATACTGAAGCTGATTGGATAGATCAACCACAAGCAACTCAGGTTGAGAATATTAACCCATTTAATGTTATTGTGTATGTTGGTGGTATACTACTTGATCCAGCATCAGATAATTGGACAAGAACAATCTATATTGATGATCATAGAATTGAATCTACTGGAGCAGAATGGGCAGAAAGCTCAAATGTAGTTTCTGATAATACTACAGTAGCAACTGATGTATCAGTAACAGATGCTGAAGTAGAAGCAGATCAGGATCTATTCGATGGTAATCATATTGATACAACTACAACAACTACAACAACTACAACTAGAACTATAGAAACTAGTTTTACTAATCAATTAGAAGGACCTTCAAGGGAATTTGACTATGTTGAGAGTGTTAAAATTAGTGGTGAAGCTGATCAATATATGAGATCTAGGAATGTTGCTTTTTCTGCTAATGGATTAAAACCACTTACAAAACATTATCATTACTTAGATAGTGGATCACCAGATATTTTCCCTAAATTAATTGAAATCTCAATGGAATCTGGATCATTCTCATTAAATGAGGATGCAAAGATAATTTCTAATGGGGTAGAAATTGGAAATGTAAGAGTTAAAGCACCAAATCATAAATTTGGAGATGCTTCTATATCTGTAATACCTAGTGGAATGGGTACAGTTTCTGTAAATGTTGAAGTATATTCTATTGATCCTTTTGATAGAACTAGACCTACACCAGGAGCAACATATTCTGCAACTTCTAAGTTGTTTAATTGTGATACACAAGCATTAGCTAATGATCCTGATTATTATGGTTATGTGGTTAAAGGAGCAAAAATTATAGGTCAAAGTAGTGGTGCTACTGCAAGTGTAACTAATATAGATATTATTTCCGACAATTGGGGTGATATTTTAGGTGCATTCTTCTTTAGAGATGCAAATCAAACACCTCCACCTCCAGCCTTATTCTTTACTGGAACAAAAACATTCAAGGTTACTGCTACTCCACCTGGAACTGTTACTTTACCTGGAAGTACTGCACATGCTAGTGATGCGACTGGAACATATTCAGGAACAGGTACTATTTTAACTCAGCAGACATCAACGGTTGGAGTTAGAAATCCACCCCCACCTGCACAAAGACCTAATGATATAAACGTTCAGGTATCAGTTAATTCAACTTCATCTACTACTAGAGTTGAAGCTCCATATAGAGATCCTCTAGCACAAACATTTACAGTTGATGAAAGTGGTGCATTCTTAACTTCAGTTGATGTTTATTTTGGAAGTAAAGATCCAAACTCTAAGGTTTTTGTAGAAGTTAGAGAAGTTGAATTAGGAACACCTACAAGTTTCCTAGTACAAGATTTTGCTCAAGTTGCATTAAATCCAAATGATATTCAAATTTCTGATGATGCATCTATAGCAACTAATATTAAATTCCCATCTCCAATTTATTTGGAATCAGGTAAAGAATATGCATTAGTATTCTTATCACCTGGATCTGATCTATATGAGATGTGGTGTGCAACAATGGGTCAGAAGACTGTTAAGACTTCTAATTTACCTGATGTAGAAAGTGTAGTTGTTAGTAAGCAGTATATTGGTGGTAGTTTATTTAAGTCTCAAAATGGAACTATTTGGACTCCAAGTCAGTATCAAGATCTAACATTCAAGCTTTATAAAGCTGAATTTGTTCCTGCTGGAACAGTTACATTCTATAACACGGATGTTGAAGCTGGTAATGAAAATACACAAGCATTATCTAATAATCCAATTAGAACTTTACCAAGAAAATTAAAACTAGCAATTAGTTTAGGGGCTGGTGAAGGTTCACATGTTGCGGTTGGAAGAAAGATAAGTACGGGTGCTACTGGTGATGAAGAAGATGATAGTATTACTGGTATTGTTGAAGGTACTGGTGCACCAATAAACACAAGTACTCAACCAGAAATTATTGCTGCTGGAGCTGGATACAAGTTTGTAGGTGAAACTACAACAGGAGCTAATAATGAAAACTTCCAGAAAACATCTATTGAATTAGTTTCATTAACTGGTAATGGATCTGGTGCTACTGCTACTATTGTAGTGGATGGAGTAGATCGCACTGTAATAGAAATTGATTCTGTTACTGCTGGATCTGGATATCAAGTTGGTGATGTTCTTACAATAAACAATGAACAAGCAGATGTAATTAGGGGTGGTCATGCTAAATTTGCAGTTGCTGCTGTTAGTTCGTCAATTGATACACTATACTTAACAGACGTTCAAGGTGAAAAAATTGTTAATGGTGATACTTTAATACATTATGGTCCAAATAAAGATACTAGAACAGCATTTGCAAATGCAACTACTGCTGCTGCAGATTCTGTAGTAATAGATTCTAGAAATGAAGGTAATGTTATAGAGGTTATTCAATATAACCATGCACATCACGGTCTTAATAATAAAGTTGAAATTAAGGACATTAGACCAGATAGTGTTGCTACACAAACAACAGAAAATCTATCTATAGCTGGACAATCCGTATCTGTAGCAAGTACAACTTCATTTGTTACTTATGCTGGTGTTACTACTGATAGAGGACAAGCATTAATAGAAAATGAAGTTGTTGATTATGTTGTACAAATTGGTACACTTAGTATTACTGGTAGAGGTATGGAGGGGAGTGGTGCAGTTTCTCATCCTACAGGATCTAGTATCCAACCATATGAGATAAATGGATTCCCATTAGCTGGTATTAACTCAACATTTAGTTTACCAACAACTTTATCTTTACAAGAGAATTCTAATATTGATAATTATTACTTAGAAGTTGATAGAGGAACTAGTTCTAGAAAAGATGGTAAAACTATGGTTTGTTTTACTGATCATAAATCTGTTGGTGGAAATACTGTTAAGATTTCGCAAAACCATCAATTTAGTTCATTATCTTCTAGATTTAATATTATTACACCAGGACAGGGAACTCGTGCAAGTGCTTCTGTGAGAACAGTTAGTGGAACAAGTGCAAACGGAAATGAAGTCTCATTTATAGATCAGGGATTTGAACCAACTATATTAAATGAAACTACTTTCTTCCCAACTCCTAGAATGGTTTGTTCTAAACTTAATGAATCTGAAAGATTGGAAGGATTGCCTAGAAATAAATCATTGGCATTAAAGGTTGATATGACATCAAATGATAAAAACTTATCTCCTGTATTGGATATTAAGAATGCCACATTTGTCATGGGTAGAAGTAAAATTAATAATCCTATAGGAATTGATAATTATGCTACTGATAGTAGAACAAATGCTGTTAGCAATGACCCACATGGATCTATATTTGTTTCTAGAAGGGTTAATCTAAAGCAACCAGCAACTTCATTAAAGGTACTTGTTGCTGCAAATGTTAGACCAGAAGCAGACTTTAGGGTATTTTATAGATTGTTTACAGCAGATTCCAGTGAAGTTTCTCAATCATATAGAGCATTCCCTGGATATAAGAATCTAATTGACACTGATGGTGATGGATTTGGAGATGTAATTATTAATCAAGCAAATAATGATGGTAGATCTGATGCTATTGTTAAGAAAAATGGATTAAATGATTTCTCTGAATATCAATTTAGTATCGATGATTTAGAGCAATTTAATGGATTTACTATTAAGATTGTTATGACATCAACTAATGAGTGTGTTCCTGTCAGACTCAAAGACTTTAGAGCAATTGCTTTAGCGTGAGGAATTCTGTAAATCCAGCAACTAAATTTATTATAGATCCTAGTGGATCTGGTAAATTAGTAAAATTTCATCTTCCAATAGATCTTAGAACCGTTGAGGATAAGTTAAAACAATATCCTTTTAATCAGATATGAAAACTTTTAAAACATTTCAACAAGATCTTGATGAGTCTGCTTTAAGATTGGGATTAAAACTTGTTTCTAAGTTAAAAAAACCAGTTGTAAAGACTCTAAAACATGTATTTAAGAAGAAACCATCAAGGACAATAGATCCATATTTTGCTCAAAAAGCATTTAGTAAAGGAACAGCGATTAAAGGTTTTCATGGTAGTTCTCAGAAGAAAATAAACCAATATTTTAAAACTGGTGTACAACCTGCAAAAACAGGAACATATAAGATAGATAAATCTGATTTAGCATGGGCAAAGAAATCTAACTGGAAACCTAATAGTGCAACTTCTGGTAGGGATGCATACTTTACAACCGATCCATCAAGAGCACAACAATATGCAAGAAGAGGTAGTAATTATGAAAATAGTAAACCTCTTAATAGGATAAAAAATCTTTTAACACTTGGTAAGACAAAGGATAAAGGTGCTGTTACACAAGTAATGGTAAAAAATAGATCTGTTAGATCAACTTGGAAAGATCTAAGTAGAGCACCTGGTGCTTCTACAGAAAAAATTGCTAATGCAAAAGATATTATTCCAATTAAATCTGGACCTTCAGCAAAAGTTGCTAAAGATAGATTGAAGATAGATAAAAAAAATAGTTCAAGGATTGCATAATGATACCAGTTGAAGGACATAAAAATCTGTTTCGTGATCCAGAAACAGGTGCTATATTGGAAACAGATAATGCTTCATATAGTAGATATATTAGGTCTAAGAATAAAAAAATTCATGACAGAGAAGAATTGGATGAAATGAGAAAGGATATTGATGAAATAAAAATTCTCTTAAAGCAATTAGTTAATAATAAACCAATCTTATAAAACATAAATAAATATATAGATTCTGAATTGCTTACATAAATGGCAGATATTAAGGTCAGGGTAGGGCAAAAAAATGCAGTTAAAGTACTTTCTTCACTTGCTGGAGCCCAAGGTCTTTCCTTAGCTGAACTCAGCGATGTTAATGCCTCGAATTTACTTAATGGTATGGTTCTTGTATATAATGGTGCGACACAAAAATGGGACGCTACTTTAACTCTGACTCCAGGTGCGGAGCAGAATTTAGACATCAACGGGGGAAATTTCTAAATGGCTAGTATTATTAGGATTAAACGATCCTCTGGGACTAATAAACCTGCCAGTCTAAATTGGGGTGAGATGGGCTATGTAACTGGCATAGGCAGTTACGGAGGAACAAATCAATATAAGGATAGGATATTTGTCGGAGACGACGGTAATAATGTATTTCCAGTAGGTGGTTATTATTATTCATCTATGATGGAGCACTCGCCAGGTGCTATTGCTGGTGTACAGAATACAAGAAATAGTGATGGTGGTATAGTCGCTGTCATGGGACCATCCCCAAATACTGCATTAGCTGGAGCAATATCTCTTAAAGTTGATCAGTGGAATGTAGACAACATTAGAATGGATGGTAATGTTATATCATCCACAGATACAGATGGTGATGTCATATTTGATCCTGCAGGAACTGGACATGTTAATATTGTAGATGATACTCACTTATCGTTTGGTTCTGACAAAGATGTTAAGTTTGAGTATGATGAAGATGGTACTGATAGATTAATAGTATCTGGTAAACAGGTAATGTTCAACACTCCGTTGAACGTTTCTACTGAATCATATTTTGGTAAAGTTAAGATAGAAGATAATATTATATCTACAGTCAGTGGTGCTGGTGATAAACTGTTTATTGACCCATTCCCCGATGGTTTAAGCAATCAGGGTGATGTTATTGTTAAAGGTAATTTACAGGTTGATGGTACAACAACATCAGTTAACTCAACCAATGTAACTGTCAATGATCCAATATTCTCAATTGGTGATGTAACTAGTGAAAGAACTGTAATGGCATCAGTTGCTACTGGTGTCAGTACTATTACTCTTGATTCTATTGTTGGTATTAATACTGGTGATATTATTAGTGGACATGCCTCACTTCCAAATAGTGGATTAACAACAGTCACTCAATATGATGTTAATAATAAGATTGTTACAGTTGAAGGAACTACTACTGCTGGTATCACAACTACAACAGTATTGACTGTTACTCACGCTTTTGATACTAATACTGATCGTGGTATTGCATTTAACTATAATACAGGTATTGGTACTGCTAATAGTAAAACTGGTTTCTTTGGATATGTAGATACTGACTCAAATAATGGAAGTTATGCTCCTGCAGGTTCTTGGACTTATGTTCCAGATGCAAGCACAACAAGTAATACTGTATCTGGTACTAGAGGATTCCTAGACATTAAAGGAATTTATTATCAAACTGCTGATTACAATACTCACGGTGCTGTATACTTCGATGAGAATGGTTTACAGACCTCAACTAATAATCCAGCAGCACCAGTTATTACTTCCAAGCAAGTTTTAACTGCTATTACAAAAAATACATTGACACTGCCATCTAATGTTACTTTAGTTGTTGGTGATATAATAAGGCAAGATACCACTGGTGCTTATGGTGTTGTTGAATCTCCAGTATCTAATGGAAATTCTGTAGATTTAGTTGGTGTAGAAGGTACTATTACTAATACGTATAATATTAGGAAAGAAGGAAATAATGGTGCGATTCAAGACCTTGGCGTAGTTCCATCTACAGTTTCTGTCATATATACTAATAAGCCTAGTTGGACATCAACACTAGACGGAGGTACTTTCTAAGTTAAATTATCATGCAACAACATAATAGTGAAGTGGATGTAAATGTTCTTGTAAGTTTATATAATCAAAAACTTGCACAAGCATCAAATCAAGTAGTGTTACTTGAGGCAAAATTACAAACACTAAAACAAGATTTTGAGGAAGAGGAGAGAAATCTTCAACAAGAAATTGTTACTTTACAAGAAGAAATTCAAAAACTGAAAAAGACCAAGAAAACTGATAGTTAGAGTAAATGGCAAAACCAGCAAGTAGAACACAATTAGTAGATTACTGTTTAAGGAAGCTGGGTGCTCCTGTACTGGAAATTAATATTGATGATGATCAGATTGATGACGCAGTAGATGATGCTATACAACTTTTCAATGAAAGACACTTTGACGGTGTTGAAAGGATGTATCTTAAATATAAGATTACTCAGGATGATATTGATAGGGGAACAGGAAAGGATACTGATGGTGTAGGAATTGTAACTACTACTGCAACTTCTACTAATGTAAGTGGAATAGGAACAATTACGGGTAATTGGTATGAAACCTCTAATTTTTTACCAGTTCCAGATTCTGTAGTTGGTGTAGAAAAGATTTTTAAATTTGATACCAGTTCAATATCTGGTGGAATGTTTAGTATAAAGTATCAGTTATTCTTAAATGATCTTTATTACTTTAACTCTGTAGAATTACTTCAGTATGCAATGGTAAAATCATATCTTGAGGATATTGACCATTTACTTACTACTGATAAACAAATAAGATTTAATAAGAGACAAGATAGATTATATTTGGATATTGATTGGGGTGCAGAATCTGTTGATAATTGGTTAATTCTTGATTGTTATAGAGCATTGGATCCAACATCATTTACTCAAGTTTATAATGATCCATTTCTTAAATTGTATCTCACTGCTCTCATGAAGAGACAATGGGGGCAAAATTTAATTAAATTCCGTGGAGTTAAATTACCAGGTGGCATAGAACTTAACGGTAGAGAAATATATGATGATGCTGAAAGAGAAATAGAAGGTCTTAGATCTAGAATGGCATCTGAATATGAATTACCACCATATGACTTTGTAGGGTAATAAAACATGGCATTAAATCCATTTTTCTTACAAGGTGCTTCATCTGAACAAAGATTAGCTCAAGATCTAATAAATGAACATCTGAAAATTCATGGTATTGATGTAACTTATATACCAAGAAAATTTATAGAAACAGATGATGTTCTAAATGAAGTTCAATCATCTAAGTTTGATGATAATTTTACTATAGAAGCATATCTTAACAGTTATGATGGATATGGTGGTCAAGGTGATGTGATGACCAAATTTGGAATCAGCTTAAAGGATGAGGTAGATTTAACTATATCCAGAGAAAGATTTGAGGATTTTATTGCACCATTTTTAGCAGCATATGTTGGTGAGAATACAGAGGTAACTCTTGCAACTAGACCGAGGGAAGGTGATTTAGTATATTTTCCTTTAGGGCAAAGATTGTTTGAGATTAAATTTGTAGAACATGAAGATCCATTTTACCAATTAGGTAAAAATTATGTTTATAAATTAAAATGTGAATTATTTGAGTTTGAGGATGAAGTTATTGATACTTCTATTGATGTTATTGATACTCAAGTTCAAGATGAAGGATATATTAGTAGACTTAGATTAGTTGGTGTTGGTCAGACTGCTACCGCTACTGCATCTATAGGTGTTGGATATGTTAGAGAAATCTTCCTTAATAATGATGGATCTGGATTTACATCACCCCCAAATATTAATTTTTCAGAATCTCCTACTGGGGATAATGCAAGAGCAATTGGTATATTAACAACTAGAGCAAATGTTACTTCTATTGAGAAGATTTTGATGACAAGTGCAGGTGGTGGTTATAATACCCCACCATCTATTACAATTTCTGGTGGTGGTGGAACAGGTGCTGCTGCAACTTGTTCTATTGAGACTGTATATAATGGTGTTATTAGATTTAGTATAACTGGTGGTGGAGTCGGATATGGAACTGAACCAGTAGTAACTATTGGTCAACCAGGTGCAGGAACTACTGCAGTTGGTATAGCATCTATTGGTAATGTTGGTACTGAGACTGTTGTTAAGAGTATATACGTTGGAGATCCAGGTCGTGGATATACTACCGTACCAACAGTAACGATTGCTGAACCAGAATCTTTAGGTGGTACAGGAACGTTCTTCTTTAATGAAATAATTGAAGGTACTAGATCATTTACTCAAGCAAGAGTAAAAGAATGGGATAAAGATACAAATATTCTTAAGATTGCTAATGTTGGTATAGGATCAACAGTATCTGGATTCTATACTGGAGAAGATATTATTGGAAAAGAATCTGGAGCAGTATATACAGTTGCTTCATATGATCCAACAGATGTTGACGCTATATATAATTCAGGTGATGAGTTTGAATCTTTTGGCGACGATATTTTAGACTTCACTGAGTCAAATCCATTTGGTACATACTAATGTTAGGTACATATTTTTATCACGAAATAATAAGAAAGACTGTAGTTGCTTTTGGAACTCTTTTTAATGATGTTCATATACGTCATCAAGATGCTTCAGGAAAGGATATAAGTGAGATTAAAGTACCAATTTCATATGGACCAAGACAAAAGTTTTTAGCAAGAATTCAACAACAACCTGAATTAAGTAAAGCAATTCAAATTACTTTACCAAGGATGTCTTTTGAGGTTAATAATATTTCATATGATCCATCAAGAAAATCTGGAGTAACTCAAACTTTTAAGGCAAAGGATGGTAAAAAATTAAAAAAAGTCTTTATGCCAGTACCATATAATTTGGGATTTGAGTTAAATATTCTTACAAAATTACAGGATGACTCTTTACAAATATTAGAACAGATACTACCATTTTTTCAACCAGGTTTTAATCTATCAATCGATTTAGTTAAGCAGATAGGTGAAAAGAGAGATGTTCCTATGGTTCTAGAGAATATTGCCTTTCAAGATGATTATGAAGGAAATTTTGAGACTAGAAGAGCATTAATATACACATTAAGTTTTACTGCAAAAACTTATATGTTTGGACCTATTGCAGATAGTACTGATGGTCTTATCCGTAAGGTTCAATTGGATTACTATAGTGATACAAATACAAGAACTGCATCTCGTGAAATGAGATATACAGTCGCTGCTAAAGCGAAAAAGGATTATAATGAAGATACTGTAATTGACCAGTATGATGATCCATTAATTCCACCAGGTGATGATTTTGGATTTACTGAAGAAAGAACATTCTTTGGTGATGCTAAAGATTTCAGTCCAACTCGTAAGGTAGACTTGTAATTATGAAAGATAATTATGATGACTTAAATGATACTTTTAATACAGATTCTGCGATTGAAGTAAGTAATACTCCTGAAGGTGGTTGTGTTAGAAGGAAAGATGAGCTTAGAAATGTAACTGATGACATTGATAAGGACTATCAATATACTCGTGCAAACTTATATTCATTAATCGAGAAAGGTCAAGAATCTCTTAATGGAATTATGGAACTTGCTGGTGAAAGTGCAAGTCCAAGAGCATATGAAGTTGCAGGGCAAATTATTAAATCTGTTGCTGATACAACTGATAAGTTGATGGAGTTACAGAAAAAGGTTAAGGAAGTTGATGAAGAGAAAATAAAAACTACAAATAACGTTACAAATAATGCTGTTTTTGTTGGTAGTACAACTGAATTACAAAAGATGCTAAAAGATGGTATTCTAAATAATAAGGAAGATAATACCTGAACCATGTCCCACCTACATGAAGATCAAGATATAAATGCTTTTATCAATCAATTCAGTAACAAGAAAAGTGTTAAAAAAGCTTTGACAAAAGGTAAAAAATTAGTTTTTGGTAAAGGTGGATTAAGAGATACTGCACATAGTATTGCAAATAGTGGTTTAGATACTGATCTAAAGAATATGGGAAAGGACTTGCTTAATTTAGGAATTACTAAGATGCAAAAGAAAATTAATAACCAATTTAGTGATTCTAAGGAATTGGAAGGTGAAGTAGTAGAGGAAAATAAATTACATTATAATTGGAGAGATGATTTTATTCCAACTAGATACGAAACTGTTGATATTATAAAACCAGAACCACTTAAACCAACTTCATCTAATGTGATGTATGAGCATGTTGATTGGAAAAGTGAAATAATTTCTGAAAATAGACTTGCACTTGGAATTCTTAAAACTATTGGAAGTGGTGCACTTAAAGGTGCAAGGTATATTGGTTCTCGTAGTGTAAAGGATGCTGGTAAAGTTGCTAAATTTGCTAGAAACCCTAAAAATTGGGCAAGAGCAAATAAAGATATTGATAAAGTTGGTAAAGCTGTAGGAGAACTTCCTGCACGTACATATGCTGGTTTTAGAGCAGTAGGTGATAAATTAAAGCAAGGTAGGAAATTATTTGGTGCTGCAACTGATAAAATACAAAAGGGTGTAGAAACTATTAAATCAGTTAACAGGCAAGGTACAATTGCAGTACGTAGAGCACAAATTAAAGGTGATATTGGACCTGGTATAGGCGATTTTCTTAGTAAAAAAGCTGGAAAAATAAGTGCTGCTGCTAAAAGATGGTATAATAGAAATGTAAGGAAACCTCTTTGGAAGAGTACAGTTCCTAGAAAGATGATAAACGTGACACCAACTAAATCTACTAAGCAATTAACTGGAACTACTATTAAAGGTTTAATCGGTAGTAGTAGACCAATGAGAGGTGGTCCTGTTACTAAAGGTCTTACAGATTCTCAAATAAGGCATCAGGGAATGACTGCTCTTCATAAGCTTCAGAAGTCAAATAAATTAACAAATAGAATGGCTGCTGCAGTTACGAAAGGGAAGATAAAAAAAATTGATCAAGCATTAAAAATACCAGATCCTGGTTCTTTATCTACAAGTAAAGGTAGTAATATAGTAAAATCTCAAAGTAAATCAATTACAACAAGAGGTGGAAAGATTGTTTCTAACTCAGGTGGAAAGATTGTTACTAATTCTGGTGGAAAGATTGTTACTAATTCTGGTGGAAAACTTCAGAAAGGAAAGCAACTAAGTATTCCTGGAATTACAGGTAAACCTGTTAGTCGTATTAGCACATCTGGAAGTGATAAAAATCAAATGGGTAAAAAGATTTGGGATATAGCTCGCAGAGGTGGTAAAATAGGTGGTGGTGTTGGACTTGCACTTGGACTTGGATCTTTCTCAAAAGGAGTTTATAAGGGTATTACTGGAGGTGGATCTGGATCTGGAGGTGGATCTGGATCTGATGGTGGTTCTGGTGTAGTTCCACCTATAACAAATGATGGGAAAAAGGATGTAGATCCTAAAGCAAATCCTATTATAAAGGATACTAAAAAGAAGGATACTAATCTTGGAAGTAGAACTAAATTTGTAGGAAAAAATTCTACATGGACTGATAGGTATGGTAATGTTATTGCACCAAGAGAAAAAAAGAAAGTAGATGAAGGAGTAGCAGTATTAGCAAAACCATTATTGGGAACAGGAGCTAAAGTATTAGCTAAAAAAGTACTTCCTTGGGCAGCAACTGCTATTGGTGGTGCTGGAGTTGCAAATCAAGTTCTTAGATCTAGAAGAACAGATGCTTTACCTGATGGAGATATTCCTGCTGATATTAAAAAGCAAATGGAGGATGACGACTCTATTGAAAATTCAGCAAATATACCTGGTGTCAATATAGGCAGACCAGATTTAGAGAAGCATTTTGGTACTAAGGAAAAACCTAAAGCAATGAAAGATACGTATGATAAGGATGCTCTTGACAATGAACAGACTGATAGTATTTTAGATCCTACAGGAGATCAAAGTAAAAAACCATCGTTAGAGCAATTAAAAAAACATCAAGCTGCTAAGAAAAAACCAAAAAAAGTAGAAGAATCTTTTAATTGGAGAAGTGACTTGAATATTAATGAAACTACTTGGGGTACTGTTGATGAAGGTAATAGAACTAAATGTCACGGAGTAACTATAGGTGGATCTGGTAATAAAAAAGATATATCTAAAGGATCAAATGAACCTTGTCCTGTAGATTATAGGTATCTTGTAAAGAATAAGAAGAAGACTGATAGTAAGGTTACTGTATGAAAATATTATCACTACAAGCAACTCTAGCATCTGCTACTAATGTTGATAATGCTCCTGTTGTACGACTCTTTAATAGCGGTACTTCTAATATACTTGTAACTAGAAAGGATTATGCTGGTACAGTTCTAGGATCTTTTATAGTTCCTGCTGGTGAAGTAATATATGCTGAAAAATATTTTACTGATACTCTAGAAGGTAGTGTTGATGTATTGGCAACAAAGGTTGCTTATTCTTCTATGATGAGTTTTGTAGGATCAAGTTCTACAGGTCCAACATATACTCACTCAGTATCTGCTACTAATGTAGATGAAGGTGGAAGTTTTACTACTACTATTTCAACTACTAATGTTGATGATGGGACTAATTTATATTGGGAATTAACTGGTGTAGTCGCTGATGATTTCTCTTCAGGAGCACTAACAGGAACAGCATCTATATCAAGTAATTCTGCTACTTTCTCACATACTGTTGATGAGGATAATTTAACTGAGGGTACAGAAACTGCTACGATTAAAGTTTATAGTGATTCTGGAAGAACTACTCAGGTTGGTAATACTTTAACTGTTACTATTGCAGATACTTCTACAACACCAGCAGGAACATTCGCTGAGTTAAGTACTAATAATTCTGATACTAAGGATGCTCATCAACCTACTCTTAGTAATAATAATTTAACTGCTGCAGCATCTGATCCAAGCACAACAAATTGGTCTCATGGTAGAAGCACACTTGGATTTACTACTGGAAAATGGTACTGGGAAGTTACTGCTTCTGGAGGTGCAATGATTGGAGTTGAACCTATCTCTGAAAATATTGATAGGGAGTTCTTTAATGCTGGAACAGCAGGACTTGCGACTCGTGATGGAAAAGTTTGGTTTGGAGGTACTCAAGTTGTTGATTCAGGTAATGATTGGAGTGATGGTCAAACTATAGGAGTAGCATTTGATGCTGATAATGGATATATGTACATTTATGTAAATGGAACACTTAAATATTCATATGATTCAACGATGAGCTCATCTGTAATTAAAAAACCTTCATATTCGGTTTATCAAGGTTGGACTCTTAGTTTTAATTTTGGATCTGGTGGATTTGCTCAAACTCCTCCAAATGGATATAGTGCAGTTAATACTGCTAATGGAGCAGTAGAAGCAGGATATGCTCATTCAGCACATAGATATTGGAGAATCCAAGAAGGAGGCGAGTCAGCAAATTATCATAATCATTTCCCTAGAGTTGCTAGGATGGGGTTGAATACTACAGATAGTCTTAACGATATTACTTGGCTTTATACTTATCAGTCTGATAACTGTGCTGATAGTGGAGAATATACTGGATGGACATCATCTACTTATGATCATGGAAGTCCTATAGCTTTCACACATTTTGTATTATCTTCAGTTTTTAATGGATCTTCACACGGTATGACTGGTGCTCAGTCTCTGAGAGCAGATGCATATTATATTGA